GGCGAAGGTGGTCAACTTCGAGACGCAGTCCGAATTTCAGGCCATGAACAAGACGGTCATGGATATGGCCGGACGCATCCCCATGGCGGCGGACGGCATAGCGGCCATTATTGCCGCAGCCGGGCAGTCCGGGGTGGCCAAACAGGACCTTGCTGAGTTCGCGGAACAGGCCGCGAAAATGGGCGTGGCCTTCGATCTTACGGGCGATCAGGCGGGCAAGATGATGTCCGACTGGCGCGCGGGTATGAATCTGACATTGCCGCAGGTTTATTCCCTGGCCGACGCGGTGAACCACCTTTCCAACAACATGAACGCGACGGCTCCGGCGTTGGGTGAAGTCATCCAGCGCGTGGGCGCGGTGGCCATGGTCTGCGGCCTGTCGGAAACGAAGGTGGCGGCGCTCGGCGCGGCCTTCCTTTCCGCCGGGGCCAGCCCGGAAGTGGCGGCGACGGCGCTCAAGAGCTTCACCACCACGCTGGTCAAGGGCACGGCCATGAGCAAGGACCAGGCCGCCGCCTTTGCGTCCATCGGCCTGTCCGCCACGCAACTGGCAAAGGACATGCAGACCGATGCGCAGGGAACGATTTTCAAGGTCCTTGAAGCCATAGCGGCCAAGCCCAAAGAACTGCAAATGTCGCTGCTCACAACCATGTTCGGGCAGGAGGCGCTGGGCAGTATCGCGCCGCTTCTGCAGAACATGGGCAATCTCTCTCAGGCGTTCGAGCTTGTGGGGGACAAGGCCAACTACGCCGGTTCCATGCAGGCGGAGTTCGACACACGCAGCAAGACCGTTGCCAACACGCTGCAACTTCTGTCCAACAAGCTGACTAATCTTGCCATATCTGTGGGAAACGCCTTTCTGCCGTCCATCGGCTGGGCGGCGGAGAAGCTGGGCGTATTTGTGGACATGCTGCGGGCCGCAGCCGAGACCAGGGCAGGACAATGGTTGCTGCAACTGGCCGGAGCCATGGGCACGGCGCTGGTGGTGCTGACGGCGCTTTCCGCGTCCATGTGGTTCTTTTCGGCTTTGCCCGCCATGCTGGGCAAGGCCCTGCTGCCGCTGAAAACTGCGCTGCTTGGCCTTGGCGCGCCGATATATGCCGCCATTGCCGTGCTGGGGCTGCTTTATGCCGCATACCGTACCAACTTCGGCGGTATGGCGGATTACCTGCACGAATGCTGGAACAAGATCACGTTGACGGTCAAGGGCGTGCTTTCCGTGTTCCAGACGCTCAAGGACGGCAGCGGGGAAATCCGGGGCGAGCTGGCCACGCAGATCAAGGCCGCCGGGCTGGTGGGACTTGTGACCACGGTTTCCCGTATCGTGTACCGCATCCAGGCGGTGTTCAAGGGATTCAGCAAGGCGCTGTCCGCCGCCTTTGCCCGCATCGATACGGTGTTTATGCCGGTGCGTCTGGCTGTGGCTGAACTCATGCAGGCGCTTTCTGGCCTGTTTGGCCTGTTTACCGGCAATGAAGTAACCAGCGCGGCTTCTACCTGGGAAGCCTTCGGGGCCGCCCTGGGAGAAATCGCCGGCGGAGTGCTGGAAGGTCTGGCCATGGCCTTTGCCTGGCTGGTGGACGGGATACGGCTGTTTGCTTCCGTGGTGGGCTACCTGATTGACGGCGTTTCGGCGCTGTGCGGCTGGCTTTTGAACCTTGGCGGGGCTGCCAATGAGGCGAGCGCGGCGGCGGATCCTTTCGCTTGGTCGAATCTCGGCAAGGTGCTGGGCTATGTGCTGGGGGTGTTTGTCGCCTGGAAAGCCGCGCTGCTGGCCACGCGCGGCGTCATGCTGGCGGTTTCCGCCGTCACCAAGGCCTGGGCTGCCGCACAGTGGCTGCTCAATGCGGCCATGAGCGCCAACCCCATAGGGCTGGTGGTCATCGCCATAGCGGGCCTGATCGCCGCCGGGGCATGGCTTGTCCAGAACTGGGACGGGATCGCCGCATGGTGGAACGACCTGTGGGACGGTATCGCGGCCTGGGCCGGTAAGAAATGGGCCGCCATCGTGGGGATCATTACCGGGGCCTGGGATGCCGTTGTTTCCGGCATCAAGGGCTTTGGTGCATCCCTGCTTTCCGGCCTGCAAGGCGCATGGGATGCCTTGAAAAACGGCGTCCGTGCCGCGTGGGAGGGCTATCTTTCCCTGCTTTCCGCCTTCTGGGGAAGCATCCTTTCCGGGCTGCTGGACTTCGGGGCCGCCGTCATCAGCGGCCTGCAAAGCGTCTGGGATGCGGTCGGCAATGCGGCGGGCACGGCCTGGGACGGCATCGTCGGTCTGGTGTCCAGAGCGTGGGCTGCCATCATCGGCGGCCTGTCCGCTTTCGGCGCTTCCATGCTTGCCTTCCTGCAAAATGCGTGGGCGGAATGGGAGGGCTTTGTCGCCCGGCTGCTGGGGGCGTTGGGGAGCATCCTTTCCGGGCTGCTGAACTTCGGGGCTGCCGTCATCAGCGGCTTGCAAAGCGTCTGGGATACGGTCGGCAACGCGGCTGGCGCGGCCTGGGAAGGTATCGTCGGTCTGGTGTCCGGAGCGTGGGCTGCCATCATCAGCGGACTGTCCGCTTTCGGCACGTCCCTGCTGGACGGCGTGACGGCGGCCTGGAATGCCGTGCTGGAATTTTTCGGCGGGCTGAACCTCTTTGAATCCGGGGCGAAACTGCTTTCCACCTTTGTGGACGGCATCAAGAGCATGGCGTCATCCGTGGTGGAATCCGTGGAAGGCGTGTTTACCAAGGTGCGGGAGTATCTGCCGTTTTCGGACGCGCATGTGGGGCCGCTCTCGCAGCTCACGCTTTCCGGGGCGCGCATGATGAGCACGCTTGCTGAGGGCGTGACCAGCGGACAAGGCGGCCTTGTGGCCAGAGTATCCGGGGCGCTTTCCGGCGTGGGCGGGGCCATCCGCGACTGGTGGAAGGGGCTCGGCAATCCTGTGACGGATACCGTGCCGAAACTGCCCAAGCCTCCGACTGCCGGTGTGCCGGTCATGCCGGAGGTGGCGGCTCCGAAACTTCCTGTCCTGCCTCCGCTGGAAGTGCAGGCGGGCAAGCTGCCGGAGATGCCCGTGCTGACGGTAGCTGCCCCGACAGTGCCGGAGCCGGAAGCCCCGGAAATAGCCATACCGCAGGCGCCGTCCTTTGACCTGACCGACACCGCACGCACGGAAGGCAACGTCCGGAGCGGCGGACAGAGCATCACCATTTACGGGGACATCGTTCTGCCCAGCGTGCAGAAGGCGGAAGACTTCGGGGAAGCCATGCGCCAATACCTGCAAGCGGAGATTTCCATGATGGAGGGTATGGCATGAGCCAGGCCAGCGGCAACGAACAGAACGGACAGAAGCTGATCACCTTTGAAGACGGCGTGGTGACGCTTGCTGGGGAAGAAGTGCCGGGCATCCTGCATTCGCTGCGGGTGGAAGGTAAAGTCCGTTTCGACGAACAGAAGGTGGACAGCTCTTCCGGCAAAAAGAAGACGCCGCAGGGCTTTGAGGACAGCGACATCATGGTTTCGCTGTATCTGGTGACGGACAGCGATTCCAGCTGCTACGACAAGCTGGAGACCCTTTCCGGGATGTTTCGCAAGGTGGACGACAAGGCCAACCCGCAAATCTACACGGTGGCGAACCGGCATTTGCTGGCGCGCGGCGTGCGGCAGGTGGTGTTTTCCCGGCTGTGTTCCTCGGAGAACGACCGGACGGATGAGATCATGGCCACGCTGGGCTTTGTGGAACACAACCCGCCCGTGGTGAAGACGGAAAAGGCACAGGCAAAGACGCCCACCAGCAAAGAACTGGCAGAACAGGCTGCGGAGAAGGCCAAACAGGCCGCCGAACCAAAGGAAGACGAACTTATCATCACGGCGGAATAACCATGATCGAAGGAATCAACATCCGCTGCAATGTGGGCGGCGTGGAAGTGCTGCGCAGTCCGCGCATTGTGCTGACGCTGCGCCGCCGGGCCGTGGTGTCCACCTGTGAAGTGGACATCCCGGACGCGGACGGGCAGGTGCAGGCTTCCCTTGCGAAGAAGCAGGCGGTGCGCGTGCGCTTCGGGCATCGAGGCGAAGGCGGCACCTGGCACGACTGGTCGGGCACGGTGAAGGACTTTCAGCCTGCCGGGCCGGATACCATCCGCGTGCAGGCAGTGGGGCTGGAACAGGCGCTTATCGACACCACGGTGACGGAAGCCATGCACGGGGAACCGGCGGACGTGGTAGCCCGCCGTCTGCTTGCGTCCACGGGCCTTCCCGTGGCGGAAATCAGGATCCCGGCGGAAACGTTCCCGCATATCGTGTTCAGCCATGTAACCGTGGCGCGGGCCATCAAGCAGCTTGCCGCAAGCCTGGAGCGGAGCTTCGGGCATGACCTTTCCCGGCACGCGGTCTGGCTGGGAGAATCCGGGCTGTACTGGTCCGACGGTGACGAACCTGGGGAAGTGTTTGTGGTGGAAACGGCGGCCAACCTGATCACGAACAGCCCGAATCCTGCGGGTATGAGCGTGGCCGTGTCCACCATCCTGCCGGGGCTGACGCACAGCCGCGAGGTGCGCATACGCGACACGCGGCGGGACTTTTCGGAACTGGTACGCGCGGAAGAGGTTATCCATACCCTGGGCACGGACGGAAACACCACGACCATCGGTTACGGCTATGACGGGGGCTGGGGATAATGGCCGAACAAAGTCTGCTTTCCCTGCTCAAGCGCGCCCTGGAACTGGCCATGCCGGACTTGCGGGCCTACTACCGCATGACGCGCAAGGCCAAGATCGTGGCCAGCTACGCCAGCAACGGGCACTACTACGCGGACGTGCAGCCGCTCAGGAACGACGAAAGCCCGGACACGTCGGAGCCGGTCATCCCCCAGGTGGAAATCCCCATCGTATGGGGCGGGCCGAAACGCGGCATTGTCTGCCCTCCGGCGGTGGGGACGCTGTGCGACCTTTCCTATTATGACGGGGACCCGAACTACCCGCGCATCAGCAATTTCCGCTGGCAGGCCAACGGCGCTCCGGACTGTGGGCTGGACGAACTCATCATCCAGCAGACGCCGGGGGTGAGCCTCAAGATAGAAAAGGACGGCTCTTTCTTGACCGTTTCGCCCAAAGACTGGACTGTGGAAATCGGCGGGAATGCCGTCATCAAGGCGGCGGGCAACGCGACCGTGGAAGCCGCCGGGACGCTGACCCTGCAAGCGCCGAACATCGTCAAGAACGGGAACGAGACGTGCGCGGGCACCGGCGGCGGCACGGGAACCACCACGGAAAACGCCCACCGGACCACTAACGGCAGCATCACGGTCAACGGGCCACTCACGGTGAACGGCGACCTTTCGGTATCCGGCAACGCCTTTGCGGGAAGCCGCAGCGGCGGGAGCTGCCCGCATTGATCCCA